TTGCCATTCTAGTGTATTATAACTATTTTATCTTAGTTTAGTAGATTTTATTTTAGTAGCTTTACCGTTGCCTCTACACATGACTTCTCCGCCATGCTCCATCATTTTAAAATCAGCTCCAGATATTTTGCCGTCTTTGTTTTTATCTAATTCGGTTTGACCACCAATTAGTCCGCCATCTTTTTTACCTTGTGCTGCTTTTATTTGAGCTTCGGTCGGTGCGCCTTTCTCACCTTTTTTACGCATACGCTCACCTGAGCCCTTTTTTATACGCTCACGTTTAGCATGGATGTTAGCCCATAGTCCTGGTTTCTTAGCCATGGTTACTCCTTTCCACTAGGAGAAATATTGAAGCTCAAACCTTTAGTGGCTGCTCCGCCACCTCTAGCTTTACCTTTACCTTCACCGAAAACTTTCTTATTCAAGATAGCTCCCATAGTGACTGGCTTTGATAAGTCTATTCTTTTAGGTTCTTTTACTGTGTATTTCTTAAACATCTTAACCTCGCTTTTTAGCTTTTCCGCCTGTAGTCATTTTTTTGACACTTTTTTTAGGCTTCATTTTTTTGATAGTTTTTCTACCTCTATTCATTCCTGGCATTATTATACTCCTCTGTTTTGAGTGTCAGAACTTCTGACATCTTTTAATAATTCTGTATATGATTTACGAATATTTTCTTTTTCTTTCATCATAGCTTCTTCTCTGTCTTGAGCTATTTTCATTTCTGCTATAGCTTCATTAGATTCTATTTTAGCTAAATCTACCTGACTTCGTAAAGCATCACTTTGTGCTTTTTGTGCTATTTCTTGTTCTTTTAGTTGTACAATAGGATCAATCTGTGCGTTAGCTTGTGCCTGAGCCATAGCTTGTGCCTGACCTGTCACTACTTGTGTTGCTTGAGCTGCGAGTAGTGCTAACTCATTCATAACTTGTGGTGGTATTTCTGCACCAAGTTCAGGTAACTGTTGACCTAGTACTTGTTCTATTTGTTGTTTGTATAACATTGCCTGATGCTCTTGTATGTTAGCACTTATTGCTAACTGTGCTTGCTGATTCTGAGCCATCATTGGGTTCTGTAAGAATGAGCTGTGTGCTGAGATATAGGCATCATGGTTCTGGAACTCAAAAGCTTTAATAGGTTGCCCTGTCATGGCTGCTTGTTGTTCACTTATAGGGTCACGTGGTGGTATTTGAGCTGCAGGTGGTAATATAGCATCTATATTTTTAACCTCTAGAGCTTCATACATACGCTTGTAAGCTTCTCGTAAATCATGTATTTGCGGTGCTGCTTGTGCCATTTGTAGTTCTTGTTGAGCTAACATTACCCTTTGAGCCATACTAAATATGTTAGGATCGCTTACTGGTATAATATCTACTCTGTCGTCAAAGTCAGTAGCTTTAATTTCTCTAGTTGCACCTGGAACATCATAAGGATAAACAGGTGGTAGGCTTTTACTGAAGATACTGGCTAATAACCTGAACTCTTTTTTCTGAGCAAAGTGTAAACGTTTATGTATAGCACTCATTACTTTAGTACCACGCTCTAACATAGCCACAGTTGTGCCTACAGGTAGTTGTTGACTACCAATATCACCTACTTGCATGTCTGCTATGCTGGCAAATCGTCTTCCAGAATCAATAATAACACTTAGTAACTGAGCCAGTACGCTACTAGGCTCTTTATATGGTAAAGGCATCAATGCATCACGGATTGTGCCTCCTGGAACGTCAACATCCCTAAATTCTCCTGGTCTTAGAGGTTCATCTTCCCCTTGTACACGCATACCACGTGCTTTAAACCCAGCTGGTAAGTTACTTAGCGTTCCAGCGTCAATTAACTGACGTAAAATTGATGTAGCGGACTTAGTAAGCCCTCCTATCATGTGAATTAGCCCAAAACCATAGAATCCAAGACCTGGAAGGAACTTATAGTGTACAAAATACTCCTTTTTATTGAATAATTCGTCACCTTGTTCCCAATTACGTCGTATAGAAAGGATTTCATTGCGGTCTTCAAGGATAGTTACCACATAAGGTACAGCAAAACCATAGTCATCTATGTCTGGAAGCTCTAAATTGACGTGTAACTCTATTACACTGTACTCTTCATAGTCAGCTATAGGAGGCGAAATGCCTTGTAACTCATCAATTTTCTCTTTTGCTTCGTTGTATTCTAAATCTATGCCACTTTCACCTATATCTATATCTCTATAGGTGCCATTCATCTGTAATTTTTTAAGATCATTCCCTGTCATACTCATAACGTGAGTAAAACGTGGGCTTGTTTCTAAATCTGTGGTTTCGTAAGCTACTACTAAGTCTTCAGCTTTTACTAGCCTACTGGTAGCTCTACCTAATAAATTGTCGTAGTAAACTTTTTTGAATGCACTACCAGCTAGTGGTAGATAAAATAATAAACTATCCATCTCTGGGTCATATTCTTTCATGACCTCGGTTATTTGATAGTTCATAAATTCTTTTACACGTTGGCTTTGATCCATAGTTTCTGGACTTTCATTACCCATAACTCTAGTTTTGATTGGTCCGCCTGCTGGTAAAAGTTCTTTGTAGGCTTGAGCTTGAAATTGTGTGACAGCTTCACTTAGTAGTGGGTGATTTACACCTGTAGCTCCAGGAAAAGGCTCTTCACGTTCTTCTGTTTTTATACCTAGTAAATCTAAACCTTTAGTGAAAACATCTAGCCAATCTTTACGGGAGTCTTTGTCCTGTTCAAATGCATCAAGTAGTTCGGACGCCAAAGTATTAAGCGAGGAGGAATCTAGCACTTCCGCAAGATTGACCTGATGTTCAGTAACTATAACCTCTTCCTCTTCAAAAAGGGGGATTAAGTTACCGTCCTGACCTACTTCAAAAGCGTTAGTCATTTCACCTTGAATATTCATTTCATCAGGTAATTCTACTTCTAGTGTTTCTTGGATTTCGACTGGAACTTCTAAAGGTTCCATTGGATTTTGTTTCTCTATTGCCATTGTTTAATAATAACTTATTTTTCGTTTGGGATATAGTTCTTCATCCTCATAATCGCTTGGTAGTTTTACAAACCCACCTTGCCTAAATCGTAAAAGTGCTTGAGTGGTTGAGTCGACTAAGTCGTCATGATCACCAGCAGGGAAAGCAGCACATTCTTCTCTTACTTCATTTGCCCACTTTGTGTCTGGTGCCCATACCATTCCTGATTCAAACAATGGAGCAGCAGCATTTACTCTAGCTACCTTATCATTTCCCTTTGACGGTGTAAAGTTTTGTACAGGTATACCTACATTACGCAGTTCTTGAGTTAAGGGCATACCACTGGCTTTTGCTTCTATAATAGTTACGTCAGGTTGCCATTCATTATATTGTTCTAAGGCTATGGCTTTTAGTTCTGGGAAACTGTACTTACCTTTTATACAGTCTAATAAAATAATGTGTGGAGTTCTACCGTCATAAAAATCTTGACCTAAACTACCTTCAGGATAAAACACACCCCATGTAGTAATAGCTGAATAGTCTGACATTTCTTTTTTAAGAAAAGCTGTATCATAACTTTGTATTAAATAGTCACAGCTAGGTGGTCTTTCTCTTTCCCATTGTTTCCACCATTCTCGTTTAATAAGTGCACCTTCCTCGGACGTTGGATTCTGCATGTACTGAGCGTGCCACTTTGGTCCACCCCTTAACGTAGCCTTTACACTTTCAAGTTCATCTTTTGACCAGTATTCTGGCCATAGAGGTTTACCACTAGGCAATATAGCAGGGAGCTCAATAAGTTCCCATTGATCTGCTTTAGGATCACGTGCTGCATCTTTTAATAATTTACCTGTTAGGTCATTGATGTTCCAGCGAGTCATCACTATAACAATGGCACCTCCTGGCTGTAGCCTCTGCCTTGGACCAGACGTGTACCACTCGTAAGTATCTTGCATGGACTTTGGGTTCATGGCGTCTTGTTCGGAATGAGGGTCATCAATAATAAATAGATCCGCTCCTCTACCTGCTAGTGCACCGCCCACACCTGCTGCGTAATATTCACCTTTACGTTTTGCGTCACGCTTGTCTTGAGTTTCCCATTTACCTGCTGCTTTTGAGTCTGGGTTAATAAGTACGTCAGGAAATATTTTTTGAAAGTCTTCCGTTAACATTAAGTCACGAATCTTTCTACCAAACTTAACTGCTAAGTCTGCGGTGTGAGTGGCTTGTAATATTTTTAAACTCGGGTTACGTCCTACTAAATAGGCGGGAAAGTAATGAGAAGCAAACTCACTCTTCGTGTGCCGAGGTGGCATATTAATAATAAGCCTTTTGATTTTACCTTTAGCTATACGATCAAAAGCATCCGCCATCTTTTTATGATGAGCACCACCTATGAACGATGGCCATTGGCTTTTTACAAAATCTAAAAAGCTGTCTTGTGCAGTTTCTATCTCTTCAATTTGTTGAAGTCTTTCTGCAAGTTCTAAGTGTTCCTTGAGGACTTCCTCAGGTAGTTGTGCTATTAATTCTTTTTTCAATATCTAAGAGGCATCAAGGTAGCTAGTCCACCACGATTAAGTTTTAAAGTAGAAAGTGCATCTTTCAACTCATTGGTTAATTCTATTTTATAAAATTCTTGATTGTTTGCATCTGTAAAGGGTTCTGCGTTTAGTTTTACACCGTAGTCACGCTCTATAGCGTTTAAACCTTTTTCCGTAAACTTTTTATATTTCTTAGCCATTTCGGTTGCACCTTTGCTGGGGCGAGAAACTTCTGGTATAATTCCGTCGTAGTCTACACCTTGTTGAAGTTGTAGTGCTTGAGTAGTGGCTAAAGTTTCGCCTCTTTGTCTAGCTACAGCGTAATCATTAACTGGGAACCAGACTTCATCCACCCCTGAGTTAGCTGCATCTTGTAGGGAAGTTTTCATGTGGACGTTGAACCATTCATTAAATAACGGTAACTTTTTAGGGTCGTAGTTTTCTACTGCCATGCCCATTTCACTTTGTAAGTTTTTTATAAAATTTTCTTTAACTTCTTGCCTTCTTAAATTCATATTACTGGCTTGTTCTATTGAAAAAGAACTACCTGAAGCGTTTATTTCTTTTAAATTTTTTATGTTTAATTCAGAGTAGTCTCTTATAAAATTTCTATAATCACTTCTCATTTCTTCTGTGGGGATAACATCATACTCAACGGTATCAAAATATTGTTGTAGTTGGTTGTCTATTTCTGCGTCTGGTATGTCATCTATTTGTTTTTCTAGATTTCTTATAAAATTTTCTCCTTCAATAGGAGTGCCTCTAAATCCTCTAGCTATACCAGGATCTCGACTCAGTATTGTGGGGTCAAGAGTACCCACATTGTTGCCCACTATGTTATTATCTACTAAAATATCGAGGATAGGTGATTCTGCATCTATAACAATGTCGTCTACTACTGCTTCTAGTCCCATGTCTAGGTCTTCGCTAAAGTTATAAGGTACGTCTTCTGCTTTTTCAAACATTTTATATGCACCTGATTGACCTTCCGCAGGAATGCTTACTATTTTACCGTCAATGTTGTATGTGTATTGACGTGAATGAAATACTTTATTTTTACTAGAAGTTCTATTAGCCATAAAACCTTGACTCACTTCTGGGTGAGTAGTATTTGTAATATTATAAGTTTGTCCTTCTTTAGTGGGGTTAATATAAAAAGACTTGTGTTCAAAATCTATGGGAGCTTTACGTTGTTGTGCTTCTGTAACTGTGGTAGGGTTATCGTATCTAGCCACAAAAGGTGAGTTATATAAGTAGTCCATTTCACGAGTTTGATCTGATGGGGCATACTTTTCAGCACCTTCTTCATACTTAGCTTTGTATTCTGTAAATCTTGGCTTGTTGTCTGCTATGTCGTTCAGTAGTTCTCTAGTAGTAACCTTACCTTTAGCTTTAAGTTCTGGGCTAACGTAAAGGTTTATCTGTTCTTTTACATTACGGTTATCTCCGCCATACTTACCCATTAAAGTTAACATGTTGTCTATTTCGTATGGCTTGTCTGGGTTAGGGTATAACTTTTTAAACTTAGGATTATTGACCACACTCTCTTCTATAACCGTAGTAGCTGGGCGAGAGGTGTATTTATTTGCTGCCTTAAAGTCTTCCGTAGTTAATACTGTTTCAAAAGCTGTGGGTGTACTAGTAGGGGGAGGAAGTTTAGCTCCACCACCACTCATGTCATCTTTTACAACTGTGCGTAAATTTCTGCCTGGAATTAAAGGTAAAGTTGCTAAAGTTTGTAAACCTATACCACCTAATGTTTCGCCACGGTCTTTGAGATATTCACCAGTTTGAAAATCTAATACATCGGCAATCCCAGGTACAAAACCAAGGACGTTAGTTAAATCTTCTGCTGACTCTCTAGCACGGTAGGTATCTTTAAAGGTTGATGGTCCATATTTTTGTAGACCTTTAAATAATTGTTCCTGTATTTTGCCATATGGACTGTCGTCTTTTAGAGTAGGAATAGCTTTTTGTTCTGGAGTTTTACGTGGTAGTATTGTATCTGTTAATTCCTCAAGTGACCCTCGACCGTATTTTAATTTAAGTAGTTCTTCAAGAGTCGCCATGTTTGTGTAGGTTAATAAAGTATTCTGCGTCAACTAAAGCTAACGGTTTACTTTTGTTTCTTTTTATTATAACTAGACTTTCCACATTTTTACTAGTGTTGCTT